AGACGCTGCCTTTGGCCTTCGTCCAATTAGAACAAGTACAAGCTCTCAGCGGCAAAACCGGTATCGTATTGCCTCTGAGTACAACGTAACAATTTTCCAAGGTGACATGGTTAAAGCCGTCACGGGTGGTGTAATTGAACGTGTTGTTGCTGGTGCGACTGATCTAATTTTAGGCGTATTTAATGGCTGTGAATATGTAGATGCCAGTGGGAACGTAGTGTTCTCAAATCACTGGCCTGCTAGTACAGTTGGCACAAAAATCTTTGCAAATGTAATTGATGATCCATCTGCCACTTTTGAAATCCAAGCAAATGCTGCTATGCCTATAGCTGACTTGTTTGGTAACTTCGATATGGTAGATCAATCTCCCGTAGGAACTACTACAAGTGGTAATTCACACATGGAGCTTGCTGTATCAACTGGTGCAACCACCGCAGGGCTTTGTTTAAAAGCAATCGACATTTCTCAAGACCCTGAGAATAGCGATGTTTCTTCGGCAAATACTAACGTAATTGTCAAAATCAATAACCACCTGTTCAGTGCTGGCACTGCGGGTCTAGCGTAAAGGAGACTAAGTTATGGCTATTTCACGTTCACAACTTGTCAAAGAGCTAGAACCGGGCCTCAACGCTCTGTTCGGCATGGAGTATGAGCGCTATGAAGGCGAACATGCTCAAATATTCGAAACTGAATCATCAGACCGAGCGTTTGAAGAAGAAGTTATGCTTGTCGGATTTGGGAATGCTCCCACAAAATCCGAAGGTTCGGGTGTTGACTTTGATAATGCAAATGAAGCATACACTGCTCGTTATTCACACGAAACAGTGGCACTTGCATTCGCATTGACTGAAGAAGCAATCGAAGACAATTTGTATGATCGCCTTGGCGCTCGTTATACAAAAGCACTAGCGCGTTCTATGGCGCACACTAAGCAAGTCAAAGCTGCATCTGTATTGAACAATGCGTTCAATAGCAGCTTTTCAGGTGGTGACGGCGTTGAGCTTTGTTCAACTGCTCACCCACTTTCAGGCGGCGGTACTTTCCGCAATGAACCATCAACAGCAGCAGACCTTAACGAAACTTCGTTAGAAAATGCTTTGATTGATATTTCAACGTTTGTAGACGAGCGTAACATGATCATTGCCCTTCGCGGTTCAAAGATGATTATTCCACCACAACTGCAATTCGTTGCGGATCGTTTGTTGGAATCAACTCTTCGTCCGGGTTCATCAGACAATGATGTAAACGCAACTAAAAACATGGGTATGGTTCCAGAAGGTTATACAATAAACCACTTCTTGACAGACCCAGATGCGTTTTTCATCAAAACTGATGCTCCTAACGGATTCAAACACTTTGAGCGTTCACCAATGCGAACGAACATGGAAGCTGATTTCGATACAGGCAATATGCGTTTCAAAGCGCGTGAGCGTTACAGCTTCGGCTTTTCTGACCCACGTTGCGTATTCGGTTCTCCGGGAGCGTAACAACAAGTCTTGTTGTTTTAGGAAAGGGGCAGCTTCGGTTGCCCCTTTCTTTTTTTAAAAATGTAATGTATTGTGGCCTTATCCCTGACAGTCGCATAATGCGGCTGACTTAACCCCGACAGGAGATTCTCATGGGTAATTCTACTTTCAGCGGACCAGTACGTTCGCAAAATGGTTTTGAAGACATCACAACCAATGCCACAACTGGCGCTCAGACAACTAATTCCACATATGGTACAAACGCTTCTGTAGGCGGCGATCTTACGGTACTTGGGTCTATCTTGTCTGGTGGCGCAAGCCCCGCGCTGAACGGTCTAGCTGTAACGGCTAAAGCCACTGGTGCTACAATTACTTATGTTGCTGGAATTAACGTCAACCCATTCACTGGCGGCGCACAGCAGATTACTACTCTGCCAGCAGCGACAGTAGGCGTTGTTGTTGTCCACGCTCAGTCCGTAGACACTACTGGCGGCACTGCTTTCTTGAGCTTTGATTGTGCGGGTAGTGATGCTTATGAAACAGGCAGCGTTATCGAAAGCCGTACCAGCAGTGCAGTTGTGTTTGATACGTCTACTGCGGGTGAAACTTTGTTGAAGTATACTCCTGCAAGCGCAACAACAAACTTGTTTAGCATTGGCTCGTACATCTACTTTACTTGCACAACAGCAGGTCTGTGGAATATCTCGTTTAACTTTCAGCCTCTTGGTGCGGGTACTACTGGCACGTTTGTTTTTGCAGCCTAATAACTAATTTGGCGGGGTTAACGCCCCGCCTGTAATCTATAGGAGGCCAAAATGGCAGGATCAGACGTAACCCCAGTCATCATCAGCGATGAGGTGGCTTTAGACGCGGACGGAATTTCAACAGCCACTTCAGTGGGAAACAACGCAGCCTTGGTTATTGGCGGGGCTTTAGCTTCTGGCGGAAGCGTTACAAACGCCTCTGCACGACAGGTAACAATTTTGTCCGCAGGAAACGATTCTTCAAAGTCGTTTAATATAGTTGGCACAGATGTAAATGGTGCGGCTCTTACCGAAAACCTTACGGGCGCTAATGCTGGAACAGCAACCAGTTCTGGTTATTTTAAAACAATTGCAAGCATAACTGCGGTTGGCAATCCCGCAGGAAACGTATCCGCTGGCATTAATGCTAATGCGGCAGGTGTAATCTTCGCAGGACGCACTCGTTTGCAAGGGTTTTCTTTTTATTCTGGCGGAACCGCTGGAATAGCTAACCTACGGAACGGTGGTGTTACAGGCACAGAACTAATTCAGTTTCGCTCGATTGGAACTGACAACGCTTCTGACGACCCGTTTATGCCGGATGAGGGTGTACTGTTTAAAGACGGTTGTTTTGTTACATTCGTTGTTCCGCAGTTTGACTTGATGATGTTCTACCACGCATAATCTTTAGGGCGGTTGCTATGGCTGATAAGAAAAAAGTTAATCTCTCAGTTGGACGTGGCGAGAAACTGTCTGTTAAAAAGGGTGCGGGTCTTACAGCAAAGGGTCGCGCTAAATACAACAAAGCAACAGGTAGCAAACTCAAAGCTCCTGCGCCTAACCCAAAGTCTAAAAGCGAGAAAGGCCGTAAGAAGTCTTTCTGCGCTCGTTCCAAGGGTTGGACAGGGGAAAGAGGCAAGGCTGCGCGGAAACGTTGGAAGTGCTAGACAGATGAAATTTGAACTTAATCACTTTGTTTCTGTTATAATCCTTGGTGTTGTAAGCTGGGGCGCGATTACTTTGTTTACAATGAACGCGCAAATGGCAGTAGTAGTGTATAAGGTAGATCAAAACTTCAACATGATCCAGCCCATGTGGCAGGACTTTTTACAAAGGAGGGTGACCTATGACAATGTCCCGGTCTCAAATGAGCCAACAGATTTCCAAGCCGCCCTCGGGGAGAAATAATGCCCAAAGACGCATGTTACAAAAAAGTAAAAGCAAGGTACAAGGTCTTCCCAAGCGCCTACGCAAGCGGAGCCATAGCCAAGTGTCGAAAGGTGGGCGCCGACAAATGGGGAGAATCTTCTAAGCGCAAGCGCCCTGTTAAGAAAAAGTTAAAGAACGGTGGTCTTATTGCAAGTGGTTGTGGGGTTGTGCAAGAGTCGCGCCGCAAAGAAACGAACTTGTTCTAATGGCTGTTCGTAAAACAAAAGAAGGAGCCGCTCTCAAACGATGGTTCAAGGAAGACTGGGTAGATGTTAAATCTGGTAAACCTTGTGGGCGTAAGAAGGGTGAGAAAAGAGACACCCCGTATTGCCGGCCAAGTAAAAGAGTAAGCTCTAAAACACCGAAGACAAGCAAAGAAATGACAGCGGCTGAAAAACGTAGTAAGGTAAGAGAGAAAGCCAAGCTTGGACAGCCTGCTGGTAAACCTCGCAGAGTTTCCGCAGCTAAACGTAAAACGAAGAAGGGGTAACAAATGACGACTTCTGGAACCAGAACATTTAACCTTGATATAGCTGAAGTCATCGAGGAAGCCTATGAGCGGTGTGGCTTAGAGGCTCGTACTGGTTACGAGATCAAGACAGCACGTCGTTCGTTGAACCTAATGTTTGCGGAGTGGACTAACCGCGGATTGAACTTATGGACTATCAAGCAAAAAGTATTAAACATGGCTCAGTCTGTGTCATCTTATCCGGTTGGAACCCTGACAATTACTGTAGCATCTAGTGCTTCTTTTGCTGTGTCTGAAACAATTACAGGCGGCACAAGTGGTGCAACAGCTATAATAACAAACATCGTCTCAAGCACATCTATTGCTATAACGTATCCTGTGGGAACGTTTACTGCGACTGAATCTATCACGGGCAGTGTTAGCGGCGCTGTGACTTCGGTGACAACCGCAGTTGATTTTTCGTTAACTCAAAGTTCCGCAGATATACTAGAAGTGGTTTTGCGTAGAGGTAATACAGACTTTGAGCTAGATAGGATTAGCCGTGGAGAGTATTTAAACCTGCCTAACAAAACAACTCAAGGCCGGCCTAGTCAGTTCTACTTCGATCGACAAATCAGCCCCGTAATTAATCTATGGACTGTGCCCGAAAATTCAACGGACCAACTGATCTATTATTATGTTGATCGCATTGAGGATGCTGGAGCGTTTGCTAACACCGCTGACCTGCCCTTTAGGTTCTATCCTTGCATGGTTGCTGGCCTGGCATACTATATCGCGATGAAGAGGTCGCCGGAGCGGTTGCAATACTTAAAGTCTATTTATGAAGAAGAGTTTCAAAGAGCGTCGGATGAGGATCAGGGTCGTGTATCTCTGAAACTTCAGCCTAGCATATCGTACTTGAGGGCATAATGGCATTTGCTAGTGGAAAAGATGCATACGGAATTTCGGATAGGTCTGGGTTTAGATACCGTCTGAGAGACATGGCGAAAGAATGGAACGGCGCTTTAGTCGGTACGGATGAGTTTGAGCCCAAGCATCCGCAGCTATCTCCACCTCGTATAGGACCAGACCCTCAAGCTCTAAGGAACCCACGTCCGGAACAGGATCTAGAGGAACAAAGAAATATACAGTACGGTTGGAATCCTGTAGGTGGCGCAACAGACAACGGAATTAATCCCCCTAACAACCTAGTTTCTACTGGGGCGGTGGGCGCAGTAACGGTGACAACATGAGCTTTACATATACGCAGTTAAAGACTGCAATTGAAAATTACACTGAGAACAACGAGACATCTTTTATCTCGAACCTTCCCTTGTTCATAAGACTTACCGAGGAACGGATCCTAAAGAACGTTCAACTGAGTTTGTTTCGCAAGAATGTTGCGGGTCAAATGTCTGCATCTAATAAGTTTTTATCTCTGCCAAGTGATTTCTTAGCTCCATTTGCCCTTTCATACACTGACAGTAATAGTGAGGCTGTCTTTGTAGACTTTAAAGACGCCGAGTTCATTCAGTCTTACAACCCTAACCCTGCTACAACAGGATCTCCAAAGTATTATGGGCAGTACGATTTAGATAACCTTATCTTGGCCCCTACTCCAAGTAGTAGTTTTAACTCCGAACTTCATTACTTCTACCGGCCAGAGAGTTTAACTCAAAGCAGCTACACTCTCACTCTTACAAGTGTGACAGGAACGTTTACTGCGAATGACACTATCACTGGTGGTACGAGCGGTGAAAGTAGTGGTGTAGATTCAGTTCCCAACACCACATCATTAATTGTGGTAATACCTAGCAGCAACTATACGGTTGGTGAGACAATTACAGCTAGTCCAAGCGGAGCTACGGCTACAGTCTCAGCACTTGGCGCGGATGCTACACTAACGTGGTTGAGTGAGAACGCAGAGATGGCGATGCTTTACGGTTCTTTGTCAGAGGCGTACCTGTATATGAAGGGGGACCCTGCAATAATGCAGATGTACACACAAAGATTCGGCGAAGCTGTTGGTCGATTGAAGAACTTCGGTGAGGCTCAAGAGGTAACCGATGAGTACCGCACAGGCCAACTTATTCGTGCTAAAACGTAAGGAGATTAATATATGACTGCATCTTTTCCCGTAACCATGTCAAACGACTTTAAAGTTGAAGTTGCGACGACAAACAACCGCGGGTTTACCCCAGAGGAAGTTGCACAACGTTGTGTTAATAAGATAATTGCTATTTCTGAGAACGCTCCCCCAGCTATTCGGGAACAAGCTAGAGAGTACCGAGACTCCGTAGAAAAAATTGTTGCGCTGTATATGCGACAGGCTATTCAAAGTGACAGAACTACGGTATATAATGCAATCAAAGATGCCGGTCAGCCAACCTTGGCCGAGTATATAAAGGAAATGTAAATGGCTTTTAATGGAAACTTCTTATGCACCTCGTTCAAAGTAGAACTATTAAAGGGCGTTCATAACTTCACGGCGGCAAGCAACCAGTTTAAGCTGGCTCTGTATGACAACAGTGCTACTTTCACCGCTGCAACCACTGCGTACACATCTACTAACGAGATTAGTGGCACGAACTACACAGCTAAAGGAAATTTCCTGACCAGTATTACGCCGGTCGCTAGTGGTACAACTGCACTCACAGACTTCGCGGATGAGGTGTTTTCTAACGTAACCATCTCGGCAGTTCGAGGCGCTTTGATATTTAATGAAGTGGCTACGGGCGATCCAACGGTTTGCGTATTAGATTTTGGTGCGGACAAAGCGGCCAGTTCTGGGGACTTCACTATTATTTTCCCTACTGCTGATGCATCTAACGCGATCATCCGGATAGCCTAATGGCCGATCCGGTTGCAGCCTTTCAAGGATGGAACAGTTCCATCCAAGGGTGGAACACAGGCACTTGGAATACCAATGTTGCCTATTCCATTACTGCAACTGGATCCGTTGGTGCATCCACGGTTTCTAGTGAAGGTAATGTCACGGTTACTGGGCCAGGTGCAGCTACGGCATCTGTTGGCGCCGTTACAGTTACAGGTTTTGCTAATGTCTCCGTAACCGGAGTTGCTGGCACAACCGCACTGGGCAGTTTCTTTACCACCAACACAATGGTAACAATGACGGCTGTTGTTAATGGAGCATCGACAGCAACCGTTGGAAACGCTAATGTATCGGTAATTGGAGCTTCATGTACCGCAGTCGTAGGCGAGGTCGAACAACCTTGGGGGTTAATTATACCGTCCCAAGTGTCAAATTTCACAGGGGTAACCCCTTCGCAAACTCCGTCTGGGGCGGATGTTGCAGCATAGGATAAAAAAATGGCAAGTGTATATACAAATGACTTACGGTTAGAGG